GCATCCCTGCCACCCGAACTGTCGGCGCTGGTCACGGCTGACACGCTCAAGCCCGAACGCAAGCAGATCATCGCAGATTTCAAGGCCAAGAAGATCAAGTATCTGGTCAACGTGTCCGTTTTGACCACTGGGTTTGATGCGCCCCACGTTGACATGATTGCCATCCTGCGCCCGACCGAAAGTGTGGGATTATTGCAACAGATCATCGGGCGGGGTCTGCGCGTGGACGAGGGCAAGAAGACCTGCTTCATCCTTGACTATGCGGAAAACTTGCAGCGCCACTGCCCCGAAGGGGATGTGTTTAACCCCAACATCAAGGCAAAAAAAGGTAACCCAGACGCTGAGTTTGTTACCTGCGAATGCGAATTGTGCGGCGTTGAGAACGAGTTTACAGGCCGCCCCAACAAAGAAGGATATCCCATCGACGGAAATGGATATTTTCTAGACCTTGACGGGCAGCGTATTGCCACCGAATGGGGTTCGATGCCAGCGCACTTCGGTCGCCGTTGCCAAGCATCTGTGACCATCGCGGGGGAACGTGTCCAATGCACCAGCCGCTGGACATCCAAGGAATGCCCCCACTGCAAGGGCGAGAATGACATCGCAGCGCGGTATTGCACCCACTGCAAGGGCGAGATTGTCAACCCGAACGACAAGCTTAAGTTGGCGTTCAAAGCCATGAAAAAAGACCCCACGCAGCGCCAGACTGACAACGTGATCCTGTTTGACGTGCGAAGCAATCTTTCACGCAGCGGCAACGCCACATGGAAGGTTGACGTGGTCACTGAATATAGGTCATTCTCGTACTGGGTGATGAAGAACCCCAAGCACCCTGCAACGGTAAAGGACACTAACCAGTTTGCAATGCTTGGTGGGGCAAACCCCAAGACGATTACTTATAAATTAGACCCCCAGACGAAGTACTACCGCGTTCTGGGCTACAATGGACCAGTGGATGCACCTCCCGAATGACATAAGGGTCTACGGCGACCTGAACTATCGCGGGGCCTGCCCCAAGGAAACTTTGGAGCAGGTCACCTTCTTTAACCGCCTTCGCCGCGAATACCCCGACACGCTTGGGATCATCGCGTTTCACGTCCGCAACGAGGGCAAGCGCAACCATTTGGAAGCCGCCACCCACAAGGCCGAGGGCATGACCGCAGGCGCACCCGACATCCTTATACCTGGCGCACCAGCCTTCGTCTGTGAGCTTAAGCGCCGCGACCACACCCAATCAGAGCTTAGTGCCGCGCAGCTTACCTATCTGAGGGCCGCACAGGCTGCTGGGAGCTTCGTTTGCGTGGCGCTGGGGGTAGATGCTGCATGGGAGGCACTTCATGCCTATATGGCGCGGTAGGCGGCCCAGCGACCGCATCAGGGCCGTACTGATGGGTGAGGTTGCGCTGGAAGACGAGGACGCTGGTATTCAGTCGGTGTGCAGCAAGTACATTTTCGATGGCGCAACGGCGGTTCTCAAGCTAAAGACCAAGGATGCGCGCCGCAGGGCGCTGGACAAGGCACCCGCCCTGATCCGGCCCCACCTTGAGCGTGAAGTTATGAGGTTATTCCGCCGATGAGGTTTATCGTTACAATGAACATGCCCTCCCGCAAGGGTGAACTGGTCCACCAAGTAATCTGCGAATACCCCGTCAGCAGCATTGAGGGGTTCTATGATGCCCTTAATGACAGTGACTTCATCTTGGTAGAAGAGTTCTACCGCAAGCCCGACAACGCGGGTTTTTATAGCGTTGGCATGGTTTTGCTAAACACCATGCACATTGGCAAGGTCAAGGCTGGGGATTAAGCAAGAATACTGCCATAGACCGTTCCATTGTTTGTCACGGTCACAGTGCTGTTGTTTTTGTCAATAGCCGCACCCCCAGCGCCACCGCTTGCCGAGTTTGTGGAATGGGTTGCACTACCGCCCGCAGCACCCCAACCGCCGCCGCCGCCCGCACCAACATGGTCAGAACCACTAAACGTTCCGTTACCGCCCGCAGCGCCAGCAGAACCGCCGTTACCGCCGTTGTCACCTTGTGTTCCACCAGCGCCACCTGAGCCGGGGAGAATACGACCACCGCCACCACCAGAGCCGCCACCATCACGGGTGGCGGAAATGCCGCCCAAATCATATGAGCCGCCGCCACCGCCCGCGCCGCCGCCAAAACCGGGCCATAAGTTTGCAGTGCCTTCCGTAGCATTAGTACCAGCTACACCAATAGCGCCGCCAGTTCCTGGCGTACCAAGATTGTATCCACCACGATTTTGTCTTGCTTGACCGCCAGCACCACCGCCAGCACCGCCGCCACCGCCACCAGTTATTTCCCCGCCACTGTTCGGCATACCAGCGCCGCCACCACCGCCACCTGCAATGTAAGCGCCAGAGTTGTTTAGAATGGACATGGTGGCTGTTGTAAAAGAGTTTGTAACGGTCAATGCAGGGCCGCCAGCAAAACCAGTGTATGGGGATGTCTGATTACCACCAGCGCCACCCATACCCAAGATATAACCGCCATTCACAACGCCAAAGCCGTATGGGAAAGAACCTGTGATGTTCATGCCGCTACTGGCTGTGGACGTAGAATAGACGTAAATGCCAGAGTTGACAGTGATCTGGAAGTAGCTTGCGCCATCCCATCCTGCGGTTGTCAGGTAGGTCGAATTGACGGTTAGGTTGGTCGTGTTAGCAGCAATTGCCAACGAGAATTGCTTAGATGCGCCGTAGAAGTTACCGACAGCAATGGGGAAGGTTCCAGTAGCGGTAGTGGCGGTTCCAAACACCGTTGAGCGGGTGGCAGTGCCAAACACAGTTGCAACGCCAGGGTTTGTTGCCAAAGCATATCTGAACGTCCCAGCCGAAGAAACCGTTACGGTATATGTGCCGTTATAACCAGCGGGCGTCATACCCGCAATGATAACAGAAGAGCTTACGGGAATGACCGTTGAACCGCTAATGACAATTGTAACCACGCTTGCCAGCCAACTCGCTGCCGTTATGGTAAACACATTTGCAATGTTAGGGTCTGTTGCCAAGGCGTATCTAAACGATCCAGCCGAAGAAACCGTGACAATGTATGTGCCATTGTAGCCAGATGGGATCATGCCAGCGATGACAACCGAAGTGCCAACTGGAATGACCGTTGAACCACTAATGCCAATTATGGCTACGCTTGCCGACCAGCTTACTGACGTTATGGTAAATTCGTTTGTCGGCACACTTGTGTTGTTGTCAGTGACATATGCGCCGCCCCGATAGTATTCGGACATGCTGATGGGGTTCGCCCCACCAAACGTTGTTTGGATATCAGAAAAGTCTATTGGTGTGCCGTTACCGCTAAACGGAAGTCCCATTTACGGTGCCCCAAATGCCGTGATGTCGCCAGATGTTGTCAGTGCGCCCGCACTGGTTAGGGTGAGCTTGTTTACACCACCGTAGGCGAACGTCAAGTTTGTGCCGCTTGCAGTGATTGTCCACGTTGCAGTGCCGCCGCTGATCGACAAAGGGCTAACCAAGGCGTTCTCGTAGTAAATATTCGTGCCATTTGAAAAGGCAACAACATTCTTGCCCTGCGGCACAACAACCGTTGTGCCAGCCGCTGCGGTGCGGAAGGTCAACGTAAACGCACCAGACGTTGCGTTAACAAGCAGCCATTGGCCACCAACGCCCGATGGCACTTGGTAGATCAGGTTGGACGACAGAACCCCAGAAAATATGATGTTCATGTTCTGGTAGTCGGCTAAAGCAAGAGTTTGCGTTCCGCCCAGACCCGTAACGGTCTTGGTCACCGTACCGCCAAGCGCCGTGTCTAGGATACCAAAGTTGGCGTTTAGGGGCGTGTCCCAGTTTAGAGTGCCATTAGAAGGTTCTGCCAAGCTCTTGTTGGTTGTGGTCATCAGATGCTCCTGTTCGCAACTTCTAGGGCGTGGGCGATAGCGTCATCGCTTTGGTTCAGCAAGGGTTCGGTTTCGGCGCTCCACCCCTTCTTAGCACGTTCTGCGGCCCGCACCAACTGGTCTGCGGCCATGTCGTGCGAAGACACGCGGCCACCCGATTTGCGGCCTTGGCGGTCGTCCTCAAGGGCAGAACCGACCTGAGATGCCACGTTGGTCATTACGGGCGGTGCCAACAAATCAGCAGCACCACGCGCTTTTGTGTTGACGGCCCGTTCCGCACGGCCCAAGTTAAATTGCGACATGCCACTAAGCTTTGGCGATGCTAGCAGGGCAGGTGGAATACCAGCAAGCACAGCGGCGGGGTGGTAACCCATAGCAAGTCCAATACCACCAAGGCCACCCAACCCAGCAACAAGGTTATGAATGCGGTCGCTGCTATAATTTTTCATGGCATCTCCGGCAAGAGAATACCGAAGGTTTTCCCCACTGGGGGTTCCCTCAAGGAGGTCAAACATTTCATTTCCAGACTTGGATGCAAAAGCCCTTGACAGCTTCCGTGTCCTAGCAACGTCAGACATGGCTTTCGTGCCAAACTCTTTTCTGACGTTGTTAAGTTGACGTTTCCATTCAGACCACCCAGACATCATCTTGCCATAGGCCGGATCGGTTGCAGCCATCGCGTCTACAAGTTTCCCAGACATTGCCTGAACACGGCTTTTTAAGGCTGGGTGTTGGATTTGACCAGCCAACGTGTCTAGGCTTTTCTTCACCACATCAAGTTCCTGAATGGTGTTTGCTTTGGCAGAGGGATGCGTCAAAACGTTGTCAATTAGGTTTACTGCATCTCTCGCCGCACTCATATCGCCAGCAGCATACGACACGGGAGATTGCAGAACGCCTTGTGGCGTAATCATCTTTTCAACAACGTCTCTGGCTTCTGTAGGGTTTGCCATGTCAACAGGTTGTGTACGGCCAAACGCTGTTGCTTGATTTGTCATATAGGCATCGCTCGCCTTGTTGGCCATATCATCAATGGCACCTTCCAAGGAATCAATGGCTTCACTAGAGAAGTTTTTCTTTGCTTTAATCGAAGACATAAAAGCTTCAATTTTCTTGGGGTCGCCACTTAGCGCAGCCTGCCGTGCCGTGTTGAGAATTTTAAAAGGAATGCCGCTGAAAACGTTTTGCGCCCCCATTAAGCCAAAAGGAATAGCCTTGCCTACAACGGATGCCGTTTTTCCTGTGATGTTCATGGCGGCTTGAACTGGGTCAAGGTTTTCAGCAAACTTGGTAACTTTTCCAAGCTTGCTAGCCTTGTCCAGCAACCCAAGCTTTGATGCGCTACCCACACCAAGAGATGCCACTGATGCAACATCGGTCAAATAAGACGCTGGGTCTTCGGCAAGGTGCTTCCAAAACTCGCCTTCTTCCCCGCCGCCATAACGGCCACTGTAAGATTGCAACAAGGCATCAGCCATAGCTTCGCGTTCTGCTTTCTTGGCGGGATCAAGAATTGGACCATAGCCAACAGCTTCCCCAGCGGTGTCCAACGCTTTGGACCCCAAGCCTTGGCCGATCTGGCCGATTGCAGATGCCGTGTCTTTGTAGTTGTAAATGGCATTGCCCATGCCCTTCACGGCTTCCACAGTGCTTGGCACCAAGTTTTCGCCAACCTTGGGGAGGTATTCGCCCCACGACATCTTGGCGTAATCCGCTGCTGGGATTTCACCCTGCGGAGCGCGACCGTTGCTTAGGTTCTCCAACATGGCATTCCCATAGGCAACGGCGCGGTTTGGCGCAGCACCCGTTGTGCCTTGGCTGGCAATTCGTTCTTTGATCGCTGCCGCGCGTTCGGCAAAACTCCCGCCTAGAGGCGCTGGGGTCTGATCACCAGTTGGCGCACCCGAACTTTCGCTACCAAAAGTCTTAAACGTGATGCCTTCGCCTGCCATGATTAAGACCTTTCTTATTGAACGAAGTAACGGCCAAGGCCGCTTGAGACATTGTGCTGGCCAGGGAGAATGGTAAAGATTGCTTCAAGGGCAGCTTGTGCATCCGCCTGATCCTTGAAGGCACCTTTGTTCGCGCTGTCAAAGAAATCAACAACAAGTTGCTTTACTTCCGCATCAGCTTCCGCATTTCCGGCGTACTTCAAGAGTTCAGCAATGTTTGCTTTTTCACCCTGATAAATGTTGCCAGCTTCCCTTGTGAATAGAGCGTCCGCACCAGTCAAATCCTTAACAACGCCATTCTGCGCGCGGTAAAGGTCGTTGATGTATTGGCCTTTTTCGTATGCCAGCATATTTCTTGTCAGCATCTCTGCCGTTATTTCGGCGGCAGCGGTTGCATTTGAAGTGATGTCTGGGAAGATGTTCTTGTTTTGCAGGTACAGTGAAGCTGCCGCCGTATCTGCGGTCATCTGGTCTGCGCTAAGGGATGAAAGCTTGTTTAGCAACGCTTGAGATGTCGCTGCGCTTCCATCGTACTGGATACCGAACGCGCCAGCCAATTGGGAGGCAAGACCTTCGTAAGTTGATATTACGCTACCAAGCGGGCCAAGGTCGTTATTTGCAGCGGCCTTGGCAACAGTTGCGGCCAGTTCGTTTGTATTCCTGAAGGCAAGGCTTGACGATGCCGTGCCAGCGTCCGCCGCAGCGCGAGTGTTTTCAGACCGCTCAATAACTGCCTGCCTTTCAGTCGCGGTCATAGGCATACGCGCCCTTGTTTCTGCTTGGGCGATGTAAGCTTGTTCAGCATCGCCCATTGGGAAGGTTCCAAAGCTTTCGTAAGGCGTGACAATTGGAGGCACTGGCATACCAGCCGCTGGGGGTTGCGCTTCAGAACCTTGACCTGTTGGCAACGGAGCGCCGGAGAATATCTGTTCTGGTGTTGCCGTTGTAAGATCAACACCCCTGCTGGCTGCGCCATTTACAATGCTACGGATGATTGCATCCATTGCTGGGCCAGCCATCGAAGGCCCTGCCGGATTAACAACAAAATCAGCAAGACTTTGCTGCCCGCCACCCGCCAATGGGATGACAGACATCCCAAGGTTGGCGTCATAGTAAATGGAGTTCTTGAGAAGCTGAACGGCTTCTGTCGCGGTTTGTGCTTTGGTAAAGCCAATGTCAGCGGCCTGTTTCTGTAGACCTTTGTAAGCTTCTGCCCCAGCGCCAATGCCTGACAGGATGCCACCCAAAGGGGAAATTGTTTGGGCCTCTGCACCCTTACCAATGCCCATTAGCACCGAAAGCAAAGCGTTCTGGTTTAGAGAACCATCGCGGTCGTAAAAGAACTTGCCGATTGCGTTGCGGTCTTCATAAGGCTTATCTCTGTTGAAAAGGCCATCACGTTGCCGCGTCATGTCTGCACGGACCAAGCCACCGCCAATGTCAACGGCGGAACCCATACCCGTAGTGGAATGAACATAGTTCTGCGTTTCTGCGGGCAGGTAATCAAGATACGAACCCCCAAGGGTAAGAGCGCGATCCATTGCTCTGGCAAGAGCGCCAGGGCCTGCATTGTAAGCAGCCGCAGCTTTATCAAGGCTTCCAAACTGACGATACTGCTCAAGAAAATACGCTTGGCCAAGCGCCTTGTTGTATGCCTTGTCATTAAGCCAGCGGTTTCTGTCCCATTCCAAGCCAGCAAGTTTTGCAGCTTCGGGGCCAGTTCCTTCCATAACCTGTGCCACACCTACAGCGCCAGCAGATGAGGTCAGCGGGTTGCCTTTGCTGTCAAACTGGTTGTCGCCGCTTTCCTGACGAATGATCTTGGTATTGAAGAAATCAATGGGATCAACGGCAGCGGGTTTGGCTTCGCTGCCAAGCGTAACCGCTGGAGCTTTTGGGATGTCAAATGCGTTTGGCGTAACATCGGTAACATTGAGGGTCTTCATCGCATCTGCGGCAATATCCGCGCTACCAACGCCACCTGCGGGCGTGGCAACAGGTACTTCTGCGGCAGGGGGTGCAGGTGCAGTGACGGCAGGGGTAACGTTAGCCGCACCAAGCCCTGTGGGGCGTGGCATAGGCCGTGGTGATGTGGTCGGCGCGGTAACATCAGCAGCACCCAATCCTTCAGGGCGCGCTGGCGGGCGTGGTGATGTGGTCGGCGCAGCATCCGAAGCGGCGGCAACGCCTGTCGTGGGGGAAGGGGGGTAGGGGTACACGCGGGATTGATTCCCCATGTTCTGCCCTGCGCCGTAACCCATATTGGCTGGGTTTGTTTCTGCTTGGCTTCTTGCGTCTGAAAGGTTCCTTCTGGTTTGAAATCCAACAAAGTCATAGTAGTCTGGGTCATTAACCCTGTTGCGGAGTTGCTCCGTAGTCATCGGCGAAAGAACTTTAGAGCCTGAATATTGAGGGTTGGTGCCCAAAATACCTCTTTCAGTCCCAAGTTTACTATCTTTCCCGTCAGACACGACAGGTTTAGTAGCCTTATCTCCAAGCAATTGCTCTATCAACGCATCATCAAGCCTTAAGCGAAGGTCTTCCACACTACCATCCGTGGCGTACCCATGCCGCTGATCAATCGCGCCGCCATTCTTAGCGCCGCCACCCACCGCTTCAATCAGCTTGAGAATATCTTCCATGCCATTACCCTCTTTTTGCTCAGGGGGATCGGCAATCATCAACTGGCCAACTGGAAGATCGCCAGCGGGGACGTAACCTTCGCCACCAACGCCGCTTTGCGTATAGGTGCGCGGACCAGCAACACCACCAGATGCGAAGCCAAGCCAGTTGCGCGGTGTTGTGGTTGATGTGGTGCTGCCAGACGCCGCGCCAGTTCCCATTGCAATGTTGGCAAGGAACTGCGCGATTTGGAAGGGATAGCCCTTCTCCTGCATGAACTGGTTGATCATGGCGTCTTTGCCAGCCTGTTCGGTCTGTTGCTGCATGGTGCCAGCCGCGATCTTGGCTTGTGCGCCCTGTAGGCCCAGTTGTTGCGACTGAGCGCCCAATCCTGCTAACTGTGCGCCACCCGCCAGTTGGCGCGCCAGATCGGCCTGAGAGGCCCCAAGGGCCTGCGTGTAGCCTTGGTTGTAGATGTCGGCCATGGTCTTGCCATAGCCCATCTGGTTCTGCTGTTGCAGGTTCGCTGCGGCAATGCCTGCGCGGTCACCACCAAAAGCCCCAGAAGAAACAGCATTGCCCAGCGCGCCGGATTGCGCCTGTTCCTGCTGTTGGCGCATATACGCACCAGTGGTGTCTGCCACGTTCTTAATGTAGGGCGACATGTAGTTGTCGATGCCCTCGTAGGCAGGCCCCATGCCCGCCTGCGTTGCTGTTGTGGCTTGGTCCATGTAGGGCAGGTAAGACCCAGCCGTGGCGTTGATGTCAGCAATACCAGCGTTTTGCTGGGCGTTCATTTGGGCAACGTAGTCTGACGCCGTCTTACCAAACGCTTGGTATGGCGTTGCGGCGGCATTTTCCGCTCGCGCGTTTACAGCGTTGTACCGTGCCAAAACCTCTGGTGGGATTTTAACTGTAGAGGTACTGGTTGAACTCTTGCCGCCCATGCCGTTTATCCTTCACTCAAACCCGTTTTGGCGTTGTACAGGAAGTAAACACCAGCAGGGGCACCGAACACACGTTCGTAAAGGCGGATTTTCGCCTCAGTCCTTGTGTTCGACAATACCCCAATCGCCAGAGGAATACCAAGATTTTTTGAAACATCCTTTGCCCACTCTGCAAGCTTGCGCGCGCGACCACCTTTTGCCGACCGAAACTCTGGCGCAACGTAGATCGCCTTCTCTTCCAGAATGGGTTCAGGGCTATACCACACAGGCCCAATGCGTAGTACGATTGCACCCTCAAGCGTCTCACCTGGTCCGCCACCAATGACGCCTGCGACACCCATTTGCTTGGTCAGTGCAGCATACATGTGCTGCGCCAACATTTCTTCGCTTGGAACCACAAACGCATTTTCCTTGGTGGCCCCAAGGCAAAGACGCATCAGTTCGTTAAAGTCCTCTTCAACACCCTCGCGCACGAAGATTTCGCTCATCTATATTTAATCCTTTTTTGGCCCTGGCAGATTTTGCAGGGTCTTGATGGTTTTCTGACGCATCTTTTTCACAAACGCATCCAAGACCTTGTGCCCGTGGTCCAAGTCTCCACCACCGATATGTATAACATCTTCGGGCGGGATAACATACTCCCCACCAGCGGCCACAATCGGGATGCCATCGGTTGCGCCGCCATCGGCAAAGCCAAGGTTGTCGGTGAAATTGTTGAACTTGCTTTTTCCCTCATCATCCTTCTTGAGAGTATTTCCGATCCCAGCGCCAACGATAGGCCCAAGACCCGTAATAATCCCCAAACCAGCGCCGACCAACCCAGCGTTTTTGTTCAGCCAGCTTGGTTTGGTTCCTTCAGGCGCTGCGGCAGTTCCTGCGACAGGTGCGGCCACACCGCTTGGCGCTGGGTTGAACAGCGATCCGCCTTTGCCACCACCATTAACGCGGTCAAGCCAGCTATTGTAGCCGTTGGTTTTGCCCGTGAGAACATCCCCAAAGGCGGGTTTGTCGCCTTTAGCGCCCATGCCGCCACCGTCAAACATATCGCCAACGTTCTTATATCCAGCGCCCTTGCCGCCACCGTTAATCATGTCCCAAAAACCAGTGTATTTGTCTGCTTTCGCGGGTGCATCCGTAGCGGGACGGGGTTTAGGGCGCGAATTGTTGTTGCCACCTTTGTCGCCATTATTGTCTTGCTTTGGAGTAGCGACAGACGGCACCGCAGGATCAGGACGTGCTACTGGCGCACGGTTGGCCGCTTGACCCGCATCAGCACCGCCACCACCAGTTGTTCTATTGGCTGCCTGACCACTATCAGCGCCACCGCCACCGCCCTTATGCGGGACCATGGAGTAAGGCAGGCCCTTTTCGCCGTAGGGCGTACCCTTAGTGATGTTTTTGACGCTGAAGATTGACTTGGCGACCTTGAAGCCAGCCATGCTATTGCCTTCGCCAAGCGCCGAGATGATGTCGGCTGGGATGACGTAGGAACCTGAAGCAACGTGCATTGGTAGATGGTCCGTGCGGCCCGCCACAGAGCTATGGATGGCACCTTTATGGACCTTGCCCCCACGGGCGCGGGCCGTGCGAAGTGCTGCCGCTATGACCTGTTTTTGAGACATCTTATTCTCCTTCCGAGTAGGATACGACAATGGTCATACCCGCACCTGGGACCACTACCAGTCCGCTGTTGTAGGGCATGTTGATGACGACAACACCAATGACGTTGTCAACAACGGCAAGGGCTTGGGTTAGGGATGTCGTCAAGTTGCTGTCGTAGATCATAGCATCCGCCGATCCGGCGACAACCACGCTTACAGATGCCAGACGCCCCTGACCGCTAGAAACAAGATGAACACCCGCTGGCGAAACCACTGGAGTAGTCGGGGTTAAGGTCAAAGACCTTTGCGCGCCCTGAACCCTCAAATAGGTTTGGGCTGCCGTATTGATCGCCACGGCGATGTTCTTGGCAGACGTAAGAATGTCTGAGAGTGATGACATCAGAACTTCCCATCAGGTTGATAGCGGTATCGGATGTTTCCAAGCCGCCAGAAAGAGTTAACATCGTTGCTTTCAACCCTGATCGCCACAAGCCTTGCGCGGAACCTTGGGGTCACAAAATCAGTGCCCTGCGTGACCGCAAACGAATATTGTCTTGTTGTATCGCCAGGGTAGTCTGCTGTGTAGAATGTGATTATGACGGTGGCCCCTTGGTTTTCATTGTAAAACCCCCACTTCATGTCAGGCCAAACTTGGTCAATAAAGGTTTTTAGTTCGCCCTCTTGAACGGCAAAGTAACCCGTTTGGAAAAACGAGTTCATCGCCGACCCATCAGCACTGTTTGATGTTTCGTGCTGGTAGATGTTGTAATCGCCAGCAGCGGCAATCGGTGGCCCGTTTACACCTTGGTCGATCCACGCTGTGCGCGACAGCGTTCCATAGTCCCACTGGTTCAGCAAAGCATTATACTTGACGTAATTGGTCGGAACGCCCTCAAGCGCAGTGCCGATGTTTAACTTGATGGGGTAGTACCACGAAATCTCTGCAAAGCGGGAGTTCGGGGCGCAGACCACGTTTTCCCAATAATTGGTGTCGATATCTTGGAACACCACATCCCAAATTGGGCACTGCACGGGTTCAACGCCAACACCAGACAACTTGAAAAACTGGCTTTGGCTCATCCAGTAAACAGTGCCAGCCAGCGTTCCCGCAGCCTTTCGGCCCACCAAACCACAACCAGCCGCTACCTCGTTGAACGAGTAGACCAACGGAAGGTTGATGTATTGCATCGACCACAGGGCAAGGTCGGTCCACAAGAGGCCCTGTTGTGGACCTTGAAGACCACCAACAATCCTTGAACCCTTGGGAATACGATACGATCCAGCTTGGTTGGTGACCGTGCCAACCCAATTGGTAAAGTTGCCAACATCGCACCACCGCACCAGAAGCGGGTCTTGGAAGCCCGTGAACGTGGACCCATAGGCAATGATCTGGCGCTCTGGCATGGCCACAAAGAAGCCCTCGTTAACCAATGGGGCGTTGGGAATGACAGCGGCATGACCGCTTGCATCTGCGGGGTTCCAGAAGAAAATTTCACCATAATGTGGCGATGCCACTAGGTATTCTCCAAAGTTGTCCAAAGTCCAATCTGGTTCAGTTGGGTTGGGCATTTCAAAGCCCCAAGAGATAACTTCAACTGTTACAACGTCAGAATTATTTATAGGAGATGCAAACGTGAAAAATCCAAATGGTCCTGCAGTCAAAACTGTATATTTGCCATTAAAATAAGTTGATCCAGAAATGGCAATTATGCTTCCAGGTGTCAAATAAATGTCGGTTCCTGTGTTAAGAAATCCTTCTGCTATGGTTCCATTTCCAACAATAGTCACCGATGTGTAGACACGACCAGTACCACTGAAAACAACACCAGTACCGTACCCGCCGTCACCGTAGCCGCCTGTGCCGTAACCGACAGGTGGTGTCGTTGATTGCTGGCCAATGTAGTAGTTTAGACGCGCCAAGCCGTCATTCATTTTAAAAATAATTGCATTTACCTTAGCAGTTCCAAAGACAGTTGCATTGCCTGGGTTTACTCCCTTGGCGTATTCGAAATACCCATTTGAAGAAAACGTTACGGTGTATGTGCCATTGTATCCACCTGGCGACATTCCCGCTATGACAACAGAAGTTCCCACGGGGACGACCGCATTGTTGTTCATAACAATTGTAACTGCACCCGCAGCCCAAGAGGCAGACAATATTTCAAATAAATTTGTTGGGGCGCTTGCCGCAGTAATTGTAAATGTGCTGGTGGAAAGCACTGATGTCACAATGTAGTTCCCGTACAGAATAACGTCACCGATGGTAACGTCACCAATGGCGGTGGCAACCAAGATTGGGAAAGTGGAACCAACGGAATACCCGTGGTCTTCCAAAGTCACAGTTATCGTTGGCGTTGACGGGTTGATTGTTGCTTTAAACGTAGCAACAGCGCCACCGCTTACCGATGACGCAATAAATGTGCCTGTAGACGCGCTGCCAAGGTTGGTTGCGGTAGAAAACGTAAATGTCCCAGATGAAGAGGTTAGGACTGTGTAAGGTCCGGCAAACGATCCGGCCCCAGAAAAAACAACCGTGGCCCCAACATTTACTGTAGTGTCTGTGGGATGCGTTACAGTGACCGTATAGGGTCCAACGCCAGTTGTGGCTATGGTTGTAACCAAGAACCTGTTAGTTGCAGGAGTTACCACCCCGATGATGTTTTTGGCAAGGATACTGTATGTGTTTGCCCCGTTTTGCTCGCATGTGTAGAAGCCAGACAGCACAAGACCACCAATACTGACTTGCGTTTGAATGTAGATTGAATCGTACGATGTAATGTTTGATCCAGTGTCGGTGATGACAACTTCATTGCTTCCAGCGGTAGTGGTAAAGCTAACTGGTATGTTTGCAGTGTAGTATTGCGGCGAAATGTTAATCGCCGTGTTTCCGCTTTCGCTGGCAAACAAGCCAGAGTCAGCGCCAATCCCCAAGTACTTGTGTGTGTTTGTGTCTGACCATGCGTGAAGCGCCCGAACAGTGTCCCATTGGATCGTTTGAATAAACTTTGTCCAGCCACCAAGTTTTTGCGGCAACGCCATACCTTGTTGGTCCGGCATAAAACGGATCAAGTTGGTTTCTGAGATGGCTGCTTCGTTCAGCGCCGGAGTGCGGTTCTGATCAACGCCGGGTATAAGCTTTAGGCTGGCGTGTGGCATGTATTAGCCTCGTGTTGGGCTGGCAACGGTTGCCGGAGATTGTGACGACCACGCTGCGGCTTCAAACTTCTTGCGGGCCTCTTCGACACCAGCCGATTGAAGCAGCAACTGATACTGGTTTTCGTAGCTCTGCGCCATCTGCGGATCGTCGCTTTCCTTGCCAAAGTTCCGCTGGTAGGCTGAAATGTAAACCATTGACACCATCATTAGCAGGTCGGGCAGATACTCGCTGATAAAGGTCGTAGGGACAGAGGCAGACAACGGCGCGGGGCGTGTTGTCCCCACCACTTCAACATAATAACTTTGAATTGGAACAGGCCCAACAAGGAACAGAGTATCGTTGAACGGCACGAAATACTTGGGAATGCCACGGTTAGCCACCAAAGACGACCCGTAGACAGCATCCAAAAATTCTTTGGTTGTTGGCAGCAAGGGAACGCGGGTACCAGTGTCTGGGTCGGTGGGCGTGGTTGCGTTCAAAATCAAGTTGATCTGTTCCCCGACCACAAAGGACGTTCCGTTGCCCAAGTCTTGCGAGAAAGACAGGTTTCGGTTGCCAACTGTCAACGCATATCCTGCGCCATGCAGCGATACGGATGTGAACAAAAGGTCAAGATCGCGGCAGATGCGAAGGTTGGCATAGTCGATCATCATGGGGAGAATGGCCACAAAATTTGGGTCATCCTCTGCCACGACCGCCATTTGCGCGACCTGGGTCTTGTATGTGGTGTAAGTTAAGCCAGCCATGCCGTCACCCCTGTGTCTGCGATGACCTTACATCATCCGAGCAGTTTAGCCAATGTCTTAGGTCAGTCGCCGCATCCAGCGTCAATCTGTTGGATTAGCAGCGCCCCAGTAACCAAGGAGCGTGGGCCACCATCCCCCGCTAGTGCCGCAGCATGAGATGTACGGCTCTGCGCCGTATTATTGCAAATGGCGCTATCGTTTGGCGCGGTCAAGCAGCCACTTAGCGGCAGCATCAGGATCAGGCTCTGGAATAACCGCATCAATCCTTTTGGATGTTTCGACATAGCGATTGTATTCCTCAATTTTTTCGGCCTTTTGTGCGGCAGCCCTACCGCCAAGCCATGCCGCCAAAAAAGTTAGCAGGGGCTTTAGAATGGCAGCAAGAAACTTGCTCATGCTTTTCTTTTTTCCCACACAGACCAAAGCGCAACAATAATTGTTACCGCACCACCGCCGAGCGTAGTGGCCGTTTCTGTATCGACGATCCCTTTGCCAACCAAGTAACCGCCAAGCGCAGATACAAGTGCGCGGGCTATCCCAGAAAACTCACTTACAGTCATTTCGCTGTCTCCTTTTTGAACCATTTCATAACGTTAAACCCAGGACAGGCTTTAGAAGCATACTCATTGTGGCCACTCACCTTTGTGACTTTGTAAGTATTGCACAGTTTTGCGATCAATGCACGAAGTGCCTTGTCCTGCTCTGGCGTGAAGTTATCAGAGAACTTGTCGGTGGCCGCAGAACCAAAACCGCCGAACAAGCTGACCCCAATGGTGCCCGTGTTGTGCCCCTGCGTGTGAGCGCCAACCTGATCAACAGGGCGACCAAGCGCAAGGGTGCCGTCACGGTCGATCAGGAAGTGATAGCCGATGTCCTTCCACCCACGGTCCCGCATATGCCACTGGCGTACCTCTGCCACCTTGTCACGGGTAGAATGGTCATCCATCCACTTGGGCTGTGTGGCCGTGCAGTGGACGATGATTTCGCTGATTGGCCTCACTTGATAAGCCTTTCCAGCAACCGCTCAATCTTGGCATCAAGGTTGTCTATGCGGATAATAACACGATTAATGTCCGCATGGACCTCCGATTTGGTGACGTATTCCTTAGCCATCTCTTCGCGGGTTCGGTTCAGCAAGATTTGCAACCGTTGGATTTCACCAAAGGAGTAACGCAGGATCGCCCCAAACAGGGTCAAGCCAGCGGTAAGAAGCATACTCCAGAGGTTTTCGGTTATCATTACCACGGCAATCCGTTAAGCGTGACGGGGTTCTTCTTGGCTTCGATCTGCTGTGCCAACGATGCCTCTGTCGCATCTTTGTCAACCGACCCCAAGACCCATGCCAGCACATCTGCCTCAGTTAATTGATTGTATGGAACAAAAGTTGGGGATGTTGGGTCAGGTGTAAACCCCATGCCGCCATCAAGGGCGGCAACATAGTCCCCATCAACAGCATCAACGCGCCAATGCACTACGATCACGCCGCCATCAAAAGCGTTGCGGTCCATTTGGCTGATGCTCCAAGTAATCGTCATTCTTCTGTTTCCTTACTTAGAGAGGCGGTTAGCATGTTTACGAAGGCATCACGGCCCACTTGAAGTTGGTCTAGGTTAAAGCGCGTTGACCCGATCTTGCGATCCAAGTCTGCGATGTGGTTGATCATAGCCTTTTGTTCGTCGGTCAGTTGATCCTCAGTGTAGTCTGTGCCGTTGATCGTGATGATCTGTGTTTTTTTCTCGCTCATCGTGATCTTCTTTCTGTGTGGAGGCGGTATTATGCCGACACCCCTTTGATGATGGTAAAGTTGACAATTGGGGTGTCAGACGCTGTGCCTGCTACCGATGCCATCGTGACGTTGAAGGACGTGGCAGCCACGATTGCGGTGACAAAAGCCACATAGGTGTTGGTTGCGCCACGGACAGTTACAACCACGGTGTCCGTGATGGCGATGGCAGTGTTTGGCACGGTGAACGAGAAGTATGAGTTGACCACAGCAACCGCAGTAAACAGCGTCACAGCGCCTGTGGTCTTTGCGCCAGTGGTGGGTGTGGTTGTCGTGCGGCTGGTCAACTGCGTGACAGCAACACCTGCGCCAGTGGCGTACCCGATGCCACCTGCACCAGTTGATAGGACGCTGGTTGTGGCTGTGACGGTTGTGAACGTGCCTACAGACGTCCAGCTTGGTGCAGCACCAGCGCCACCAGATACAAATGCTTGTCCAGCCGTGCCATAGGTAGCGCCACCTATGCCCCACTGCCCAGCAGAACCAATTTGGAAGCGTGTGGCGCTAGCTGTTTGGAGAGCAAGGGTCGTAACGGCATTTACAGTCAAACTAGTCGCCGACACATCAATGTTTCCAACAGTGGTTCCACTTTTGCGAAACTGTGCAATGCCGCCATCGCTGCCAGTTCGGTTAAGAATTAAGGCATTGTCGCTCGCTGACAAAATGTCAAAACTAGCGCCGTTGCGGTAGCACACGCCAGTGCCAGAAGTGTTGTCATATAGGGTTGTATCTGTGGTCTGATTTAGCAAAAAATTGCCAGCGGCGTCGATACGCATACGCTCTGCGGCTGCGGTGTGAAGAGTTACAATACCGCCAGTGCCAACCAGTTGACCAATCTGGAGGGTAGAGTTGTTTTCGGTTTGATATACTCGACCATTGTTTGCGATTGATACGTCAACAAAAAGACCTACGCTTGCATCGCCAATATTGTTGAGTCGAAAGTCACCACCCTCTACGCCTACGGCTTTTAAAATAAGAACGCCACTAGCGTTGACGGTTATACGTTCACTGCCGCTTGTGCTAATAGACACAGTATCTGATGCTATTGATCCAATCCCAGTGTAGGTAGCGGCGGCGGTTTCGTTTGCTAAAAACCGAATGCCACCATACATGCTTAACTTTGGATTTGATGCTGGAACACTGCCGCCAATCCCCACATTGCCAGCGGCGGTGATCCGCATACGCTCAGAGCCATTTGTTTCGATCAACAAAGGATAGGTAGATAGGCTGGAGATATAACTGGCGTCATCCGCATGGTAGACATACATGCCCGGATTGCCATCGTATCTCATAAAGTTAATGCCGCCAGCACGATCTGTTTGAGATGCGCTGTTGCCCTTCAACTCAAGCGTTGTAATGCCCGTTCCAAGGGATGTAGGCAAACTCGTCCCAATCCCCACGTTACCAGATGCGTCAACAATAAATGGGCTGCTATCAGGGCTTGCGCTGTCCTCAACCAAAAACGCATTGCCAGCGCCTGTCTGGGTGATCGTAAAGGCTGTGGTGGCAGAGTTGACAGTAACGCTGGATACGCCCGTGAGCGCAGCCGTGCCACCCGTGATCGCCACAGCGTTGGCGTTCTGCGTTGACATCGTGCCAAGGCCAGTGATGTCGGTGTTCGGAATGGTGGGCGACGCAGTGAATGGCGCGGTTCCGTTTCCCTGAACATAACCAGTCAGGGTCGTTGCGCCCGTGCCGCCCAAGGAAACGGGGATTGGCAACGTTGCAGGCGTACCGCCGCGCGTGGCCGCAATGATTTGATCTAAGCTGATCTTAACCGAGCTTCCGGCCTGCACACCTTCAAAAAGCTCTGCCCCAGACAATCCAATGACGGCGGGGAGATTTGGTATCTGTATGCTTGCCATTAGATTGGTCCTGTCTCTGGAACTGTTGCGCTACCATACGGCAAATTTCACGGAATTGAAACAGCGTCCTCATTAACCGATGCCGTCAACATGTTTACGAAGGCATCGCGGCCAATTTGAAGCTGGTCAAGGTTGAAGCGCGCTGACCCGATCTTGCGGTCCAAGTCTGCGATGTGGTTGATCATAGCCTTTTGTTCGTCGGTCAGTTGATCCTCAGTGTAGTCTGTGCCGTTGATCGTGATGATCTGTGTTTTTTTCTCGCTCATCGTGATCTCCTTTATACTGATGTGATGGTTTGCCAAGCGGAACCTGTGTTGACGCAGAGTTTTCCAAGCGTGGTATCAAAGACAACCAGCCCCGCCACGTTTGCAATAGCGTTCTTTTGGGTGGTCGTCATGTTCGGAAAGCGGACACCCCTGGTTGTGCTTTGGGCGTCAAGGATCGCGGCAGCGTTGGGCGAAGTCGTGCCAATCCCCACGTTGCCAGAGGAGTCGATACGCATACGCTCTGTGGCGCTTGTAGAAAAAATCATGTTTGTGGCTTCTTGGTTGTGCAGAACAGCGTCTTCTGCATCACCTATGCCAATCAGGAAACCATCTGTAATGGCTGTGCCAGTAGCCGAGTTTTGGAAGTTTGCGTAAACACCAACGGCTTGATTGTTGTAGGCCTTATAGGCAACCATGTCGGCTGTGGTAAACGTGTTTACTTGCGAGTGGACCTTTGCAAGCGGCGAACTCGTGCCAATCCCCACGTTGCCAGTGCTGTCGATAGTTAACCTTGTTTCAGCCGCTGTAGCATCAAATATGGAAAAGCCACTTTGAAGTAAACCATCTACGCCTGAAACTATATCATAAGTGCGACCACTTGTATTAACTATACGAACACGGGCTGAAGATTGGTCTGCGGTGGATACAGTTAATGTTTTTGCAGGACTACTCGTGCCAATCCCCACTTTGCCTGAACTATCCACACGCATACGTTCAGTGCCAGCCGTAGCCACAGCCACAGTATCCGCAGCGGGAAAGAATAGGCCAGCGTTGAGATCGCCCGTGTGGGCAATGGATGGTGCGGCTGCGGAGCCGTCTGCGAAGGATGCTTGGCCTGTAAATGTAGGAGAAGCTAGTGGTGCCTTACTAGCCTGAAGCGTGTTAATTTCATTTGCGTTGTCGTTCAGAACGGTCCGAATAGAGCCAAGTTGTTCGCCATTGTTGAATGTCTGCGCCATGGTTTATCCTATCATTCTGTCCAAAAAGCATCGTCGTCCCAAACGCCACTGTCGGCCCATGGGTTAGAAAGTGCATTGTAGAACCCAGCCTGCGGGACGCTCGTGTTGTCATACGGCAAGCCTGGGTCGTCGTTGCCCGGCGCATTTGGGTCAGTGCCTGGGAAGTTGTTCAAGCTGCCATTGGCAAAGCCCGTCTGCTGGGTCACACGGTTGTTGACGTTCTCAGTAATACGGAAATCCCCACCAGGTACGGGAATGCCAGTCCTAAAATCAACCGTATTGCCCTGCGTCATGCGGTAGTCTGTCTCCGCCTGAATGTAGTATTCGGGGCGGGCGTTCATAATCACTGGCGGATCGGCGGGCAGCACAATGGAACGAAGCTGCTGTTGGGGGTTATCCAAGCAAGGATCGCACACCAAAATGCGCTTGTTGACCAGCGCAGCACCAGCCCAGTCAAACTGCCACGACAGGTCCACATGGTTAAAGACCCCGCCACAACGATCACACACACCAGCGGCTTGCGGGTTTTTTGGGCTTATGCGGGCACGGCCAAGTTTTGATGCGTAGCTCATCGGAAGTAGCCACCGATCATTGGGCTGATGTAGGTGTTGACCACTTCCACATCTTGTTCTGCCGCGATGCTGTAGCTTTCGTCAGCCTGACCTTTTAGGTCTGGTGCCATCTGCGGTTGCCAGATACGGGCCAGACGATAAGCCAGACCATCCGCAAAAGCTTCCAGCCATCTGTAGGGAATTTCGACATTTTCGCCATTTTGCAGGTTGGAATCTTGGACCTGCCGAACCCGATAATACTTTAGGATCGTGGCCGAAGACCCATCAGGCACGGGCCACAGGGTCAGGGTGGGTGATACCAAGCGGTCAAACCAGTACGATGTAGGGAAGCCCTGCTGGTCCTTGTTGGGGTAGGAAGCGTATTCCGTGCGCGAGATCGGCATGATCACACGGTCAATGCTGCTGCTGGTGGTCGTGTAGGCATCCAGCACCATGATGGTGTTGCTGTCTACCGCATAGGTGGATGTGCCCTGCACCAGTGGCACGGTAACCAGATCAACGGCCCAGAGGTTGACCCCCATGTTTGACCACCGCGACAGCATCATGTTCGTCGCCATGCGGGCGCTTTCCATGTGTTCTTGGAGAACAGCCGCTGGCCTTACCCCGATGTTCTGATAGGCATACAGGACGATCTCGCCCAGTGCTGGGTTGAACGCATATGTGCCGCTGGTGGTCATCTCAACACTTCCATGCTCTCAAGGACAGGGCCTTGCGGGTGGGTTTGCCCTTTTCGTCCTTCATCGGACCTTCCATGCCACCCATCCTAGCACAGAATGATTTCTTACGGGCAGCGTCTTTTTCGGTTTTGGGTGACGGCGCTGGGGGCTTCAGGTTCATGCCCTGCGCTTTAGCAGAGGCGCGGCCAACAGCATTTAAGCCGCCCGCAGGATTTTTTCCTTCAGCCCTAGTCCAAGCAGGTGTCTTTGCCATTACCGAATGCCAGCTTGTACAACGTACGCTGTAACGGTTCCAGAGCCTGATGTGATGTTGATTGCCAAGGCGTGGTGCGGGACCGTGATGGAACCATTGGCCGCTGCCGTTTTGGCTGAGAAGCCAGCATCAACGGCCCAGACCGAAGGCGTCCCAGTGGACGGATCATCCATTGAAATTTCAATGTTGAAGGTTGCGGTGCCAGTTACGGTCGCAACAATGCCGACATTGAAGGGGTTCTGGAAGCTGTCAGACGCGATGACTGTGCTGCGACCAGTTCCTGTTTTAGAAATCGTGACGGGTGTCATCCTGCGTCTCCTGTGAGATGGAAGGGGCCGTTAGGCCCCCTCTATTACTTTACCTTGGCAGCGGCTGCCGACATCAAAGGCATACCATGAACGCCCTGACCACCAATGACATTCTTGCTGCCAGTGGTGACGTGGGCGCTGGTATCTTCCGTCTTAGAAGGTTTCCCCACTGAAACAGTGGTGTTGACCGTCATGGCGGGCGTTTTGTTACCTACACGCATCAGGCAAGATCATGCGCTTGGATGTAACGGACGGTCAGGCTGCCAACGCCAGTGCCAGTGTTAGCTGACAAAACAAAAACACGCTTGTCAGTGGTGCCCGTGTCATCCCAGTTGCCTGTGCGCGTTGCGTCAGTGCCAGGGGACAAACCAATCACACCAATAGTTCCGCCAGCAGCGGCAGAGACAAGTTCAGTTGCTGTCGCGCTTGTTCCAACACTGAAGGTTGTTGCAGCGCCGCTCCAAACCGTGGTGACGATCATCTGGATGTTTAGGATGTGGCTGTTGTCTGGCAGAACGATGGTTGTGCCAAGTGCAGTTGCGGTCAAAGCTTGGGTGATTGGATAGTGCTGCACCATGACAACCGAGCCAACGTTCTTGACGTTACTGCCAAGGGTGGTGCCGGAAGTGTTAATGATGTCGCCCGCGCGAATGGGGCCAGTAAATGTAGTCTTACCCATTTTGGGTTCCTTTGCACGATGAGGCCGCACTGTCTGTGCAAAGTCCGCTGGGCGCGGTCAGGGCGGCGATAAGACCCAGAAAGAAGAAAAGGGGGGCCTAAGCCCCCCCATTTAGTGATTTACGTGGGGGTCGATCCAAAGATGGAGCGCCAGTTGTAGTATGCAAAGGAGTAACGCTCATAACCCTTAACTAACAGGTTATCCGTAACAAAATCCACTTGCATATCCGTTTCAAACTTAACCCGCTCCATATAAGACAAACCATCTATGTTTGTCAAGAGGAACCAAGCCGATGCCGAAGTGAAAAAGTCGTTAACCATGTAACCCTCTGGCAGACCGCCAGCGGTGGACATGATCGCGTTCACATCGTTGTCAGCCGTGCCAGGGCGCAGTTCCGTCTTTGTCAGACGAATTGCCACTGGTTCCAGTTGCGGCGGAACAATCAACTTCCGGCCACGGGCGAAGACCTTCAGGCCTGCCTGATCTTTGAAATTGGTACGAATGGAGATCATGCCGTTCAGCAGGGTCGATTCGTTCAGTTCCACTTGGGTCGTGGGGGTGTTTGCAACCGTGCCACCGTCGATGGGGTGTGCGGTCGAGAGCAGTGCCACACCGTCACCACCGATTGACGAGTTGTAGGTCGTCGCGGTGTTAAAGATGTTTGCCGCGTAAATTTCCTTGGTCTGCTGGAAGCTTTCGATCAGACCGAGGTTTGACGGCTGGAACTGTGTTTTGTACAGGTTGTCGTCGATGGCTTTGCGGGTGATCGCGTAGCCC